ATCTGTCGTGTCTGTTACATTGGTCAACCATGCTTGGTGTTGATTGGCTTTATATGCCGGTGCGCTTGCGTAAACTAGGTATTCTCCAGCAGGCAGCGTGATTTGATTTGAAGAAAGGCTCGCTCCAGTAATAGTATTTTTTAGCACTGTGTTTATAGTTCTTGTTTGCGTTCCAGCCGCAGAAGTACCACCGTCAGTTCCCGATGTCTTCGTATCGTTAGCTATAAACACCTGTCCAGAAGAAGAGCTGCCGCCGCTTTCAAGCCGAGTAACGCTAACAGTCGAAGCAGTTAAACGCCTCACTCTAAACGTAGCCTGCCCATCGTTAACAACCATATTACCAACTAACGTAACACCTGTACCCGCTGCAATAGTCACGTCAAAAGCGGCAAGGTTAATCATGGTAATATCAAAGTTGCTATTATCAACACTACCACCTAAAGCCGCGATAATCGCCGTAGCGGTATCGGTAGTCTGTATTCGTGCCACGGTAGGCGTGATAGTAAATTCACCGCCAATTAATTGAGCTGCCGTAAGTGTTGCCGCCGCATCAGATAAAGGTGTATTAGTTTTTAGGTTTACGTTGCCTGCCGTTGATGATATCGCACCGGTAAATGCTGCGCCGGTTTTATCAGCCTTAAGCGCTAAACCTGCGATTAAATCCGCGTCCAGCTCATCAATAGCTGTCTTTGCGTTAGTCGCTGCAAGTGTGGAGTCGACGTTATTATAAGGAACGTCGACAGCATTAGGGGCGCTAACTACTTGCACCAATCTAAACTTATCTTCGTCGTCAGCCGTCCAAGTGCCTGACGTAGTGAACGGCAATTCAACTATTAAAGGAGAGTATATAATACCCGACCTTTCTATTGTTTTCGCGCCATCGTCGACCGTAAAAGCGATTGAACCCGCGTATGCCACCGGCACAAGATATCCAAACTTTAAGAGCTGCCCCCTAATTGTTGAAGCTGTATCGCCAAATCTAGTGGTTGTCTCCTCGATTAATGCGCCGCCTGCTTCGCCACCTGTTCGGGAAGTTGCAACCTCCGCAATCGTCACGGTGTCGAGTTTAGCGTTCTCCAAATCTGCGGATGATACCTGATCTTCGCAAGCCATAATTTTTACCCAAAGTCGTTGTTAAAGTCGTTATTAAAATCACTTAATATCGGTTGCACAGGATCATCTTTATAATATGAATCACTGTAATTAATAGCCTTTATATTAACATATTGTCCGTCTGATGCCTCTATCTCAATAGGTAGCATCAATTGCCCATTTAATCTAGCCTCATTCCCAAAGCTAAATTCTGTTTTTGTTTCGCTGTTACCCGTGTAAATAGCCTCGGCTGGTGCATATTCTAATTGCAGCTGCCTATCAGTGCCAACATCTATTACAGGAATAGACTCAGTTGATCCGTCACGCTTTTTAAGTAAGATGAAATGGTCATCGCCACCGGTAAAAACAATGGTTTGAGATAATGTTAGATTAAGCCCGTCAACTGATAAAACCTCCCCATCATACGATCCTACCCGCGTACCCTTAACGACAGATATTAACTGCATTGGCTTAACAAGCGAACCCTCAAGAGTTGATGAGAAGTCCACTGATTCTCTTTGAAATATCAGCTTATTGTATTCTCTCATTAGTCGCCAGGTAGCCTGAGACAAACCCTTAACTCCTTTTACTTCTACTTTTTTAGGATTGCGGCCTGACCGGTCAGCAGGGAAATATAAAACCTCTTGCTTATATGTCTTATCATCAATATAGGTAAGCTCTACCGAGTCTTTTCGCTTACCTTGCGCCGTGTCCCTTGTCCATCGCTCGCTGTTAGGCTGCTTTGATCTATGTGTAAAAACCATCGCTGGAATTGTTTGCGGAGACTCAAAATAAGATTTCAATACGACACCTTCGCGCCATAAAACGCAAAAAGCAGCGCTTGATATAGTGTAAAATATTTCTTGTGCGGACGTGTTTTCATCGTCAAAAGTGTAACTAAACTCACCGGCTTTAGAGCTACTGAAATATGATTCAACCAGCGCTTGATTGTCAACCAATAAATCAAGGTCGATATCACCTACGTCTCTGCGCCCCACATACGGGTCTAATGCCAACCTTATTAATGACTGCATAGCCTGAGTATTCTCAGTTAATGCGCCAGAAAATACGCCAGCCTCGTATCTATAAACCGTTTCCGTGGCAATGCAATTTATTTCTGGATTGCGTATAGATGCGTTTTGAGAGTTGGCTATCCGCTTGGTTTGTATTGTTGTAGTATTGCCGAAAAAGTCTTTATCAACCTCGTATAAACCAAAAATGTCTTTCAGTTTTATCTCATCGACTGATTGACCGCTAAAATCAGCACTACTTGTTCGCTCTATAGATACTTGAAAGAAAAAATCCCCCCCAAAATCTATCTCAGTAGTTTTCCCTTTTTCGTTTGAGTTATTTCCTGCGATAGTCTCATTAACAACGTAAGGCGTGCCAACAGGGTTAAAAGCATCGTCCAGAGTCGATACTGTAACACGATAACTAACGCTCTTGCTTGTCCTGGAGCTTCCGTCCTGAGTGTATAAGCCGCTAGGAGAGTACACGTTCACAAGAACCTTTTGGCATTTCACCGTTGGATTATTGAATGGCCCAAGAGCTGAAAAGTTTTCTTCATTTGGAGCTAATATGGTTTGACCTATGGCATCACCAGACTGAAAAACACCATATACAATCTGATTTATTGCGTCCCCTATCTGGATATCAGGAGCGGAATTATTAGGCGACTTACCCGGATAATAAACGCCAGCAGATGCGCCAGTAATGTCAGATAAAAGCGATTCACCATCTTTTACCTCAGAAACATTAACTTGATTTCTTCCTACGCAATAATACCCGTACCTTTCCTCGGTATTATTGTTATACCTTCCATATTCTGACGATATAACATCAGGGATTGATTTCACTTTTCCGCATATATCCGGGATTCTTGAATTTGGCCGCGCTTTATTTCGCCGGTCAGACAGGGAGTTGCTCGGACTTTCGCGTCCAGACTTAGCGTCGGTAAGCGTTGGGATATCTGGCGTTAAAAGCCTTACAGCCACAACTGCAAAAATAATTGTAAGGATTGCACCAAAAAATCCAGACGGCAAAATACATATGGTTACATTTTCCGCTAAAACCATTGAGTCTACGTTGCGGCTTATTTCGTTTTCTTCACAAAGATCACCGACATAAACTTTGAAGTTTTGACCATCTTTAATATTTTCATTAATCCATGAAATTACCGACCCATCATAAACGATAGTCTCTGGCGACATTACCTCTTCAATTTTTCTGTAAAGCTTAATTACCGCCAAAATGTTACGCTCTCATATTGTTTCGTGAAGGTGTCAAGCTTATCTAGCGTGACTTGGCCTTTCCCTCTGTCGCAATGGTAAACCATACCATCAAAGAAAATCCCGCAATGAAACACTGATGATTTGCCCATATTTTTATCACAAACTATTATATCAAAATTCTGTAATTCCGTTACCTTTTCAAACCCCGCCCTGTTTGACTCAAGATGATCGCTTATTATAGCAAATGCCTCCCTAAGCTTTTTAGGTCTAAACACTTCGCAAGCTATGCCGTTATCTTTTCGCACTTTAACAACAAAATCCCAACAATTGAAGCGCATAAAAGAATAAGGTATTCCGATATATTGAATCAAAACAACGACCGCATCATAGGGAACGTATCAAGATCATAAATTTCTCCTGTTTGATCTGAGTTAAGATCAGGAACCCCAGTTCTTAACGTGAAAATACCCTTCTCTTGAGAGATTGACTTTACTAAATAAGTAAAAACCTCCACTGGACTATCTAGATAATCACTAAGATATCCACGGAAAATAACCACGGGCGACTCAGCACTATCTAACGGTATTCTGTCCAGCTCTCCATCCAATATGTTAAGCTCATCAGAGAATGTGTAAATAGCCTCCTGATCCAAGTCATTCGACTGCGAAGCACCAAGCGCCTGCATGGATGACGGCTCGTAAACAACGGTCGCTCCATTTTCATCAAGCGCCGTTAAGGTGGCCGCATCCATTACTAAGTTATAAGTCTTAGACATTAAAGAATGACTGATTGATACTGTGCTGTAGTACCTCTCCCCTTCAGGATTCGATGCCAGTTTTCGCTTATACGCTTCTATTTCATCAAGCACTAGGTAACTCCAAAGAATACGATTCTAGCGATCCCAATAACGCCGATGTATTATTGCCGTACCACTGATAAAGGTCGTATAAAGCGGAGCATGAGTCCAAATGCGATGGGGTA